CGGCGGATGTGCCCGCGCCGAATGTCACGTTCTCGTACGTGCCTGCCTCTGTGCTGTTGTCGGATAGGTACACGTACCGCGACTCACCCGCCAAGATCTCAATGGCCTGAAAGCCGTCAATGTCCTCGACGAAGAAGCTCTCCGCTCCCATGTTACGGAAGAGAATGTCCGTCCCTGTCGATCCTTGGTTGCCTGGTGGCAGCGTGACAACCCAACCAGCGGCGTCAGGTGTGCAGTCCATGATACGAGACGCTGCGACGGTGCCATCCCCTGGTACAGTGTACGGGGGCCAGGACAGTGTTACGTTGGACTCGATCGCTAGAGCGGTGTAGCTTACGTCTGTGGGCTGTACGACGTCCCCAGTAAACGGAGATGTAAATGTGGGCATTATTGTGGCTCCTGAACGGATGTGTTCCTGTCAATCCTACGAGACGAGTCCTCTTTTGTTAGCTCGCCCATGGAATTTTTGTATAGCTGTGACCAAATTTGTAGCTTGTCCGGGCTCTTAAGGTACGGCTGCGCCTGCAGTAATGAACCAAATAAAAGTGCTTGCGGCGCCTCTCGCGTGATCAGGTTCTCCTGGTTGTCGTCGGCGAGTGGTTGAACCCGGTTGTAATAAATAATCTCTACCGGGTACTGCGCGTCAGGTATTGGCGCGAATGCCCAGTGGTTGTAGTCATAGTCTGAGTAGTACTTGGGCTGCCCCGTGTTAAGCTCGTTCTGAGCCTGGGCCACGTAGTCCTGGCCGCGCAAGAGAACTGGCTGCCCGTTGATCTTCATGGACACGGTCTTGCGCCACCGGGCCGGCTTCTCCAGGGTCGCGCCCTGAGAGCCTGATAGCAGGGTTGTCTCAACCACCACCAGCTCCCAGAGTGTTTTTACTTGTGCCGCGATCTCTTGTTCGGCTAGCATGATCATCCTCGGGATCTGCTCCACGAATGACTGATCGTCTCGCTCAGAGTACCGTATGATGTCTTGGATTAGTGTGTCATATGTCAACACTGGTGCTGGCATGATTACCTCGAGTAGTAGGATACGTTAGGCGTCAACATCACCGGGGACTTGTCTCTCTCCTCGGCCTCGGCCTGCGTCAGCCAATAGTTAGCCTGCCCGTCAAGGTATTGAATGCGGGCAAGATCGATCCCAGGGAGTTGCAGCGACATCTGGTGCGACAGCATCTTCTGGACCGCGGCTATCCAGCGGTTTGGTACATAAAGCTCATTTGACAGATCTCCAACGTCCTCGATCTGCTTTTCAATTATAAGTTGGAACACCTGGAAGTCGTTGTTCGGTATTGGCCACAGGTACATCTGCGGGTTGATCTGGCGGTCCATCCAGTACTGCAGCGATCGATCGCTCTCAAATTGTTTGTTAGGAAGATTCCAGTAGTCGTCACGGTTCAGGCGCGCGAGCGGTATGTCCTGCTGAGTGTATGAGAACGATAACGCCCTCAACGAGAACGTGGTCGCGCCCGTGTTGCGTAACCTGAAGTTGTAGTGCCCGGGGCTTGGATCAACCGGGAAGTAGTACCATTCAGAATCAGCCAGTGTGACCGTTGGCAAAGTGTAGCGAAGAGTCCATGTGACACCGTCCTCGCTGGTCTCGTAGACCAGGTTAAGTGTCTGCGCCCCGTATGAGTTAAAGCCCACCTGGAATATCCGCTGCTGGTTTCCGTAGTTTGCGCCGAACCAGTTGTTAAGTAGTGTTGAGGTGCCGAAGGTCACCAGATTGTTGTCGAACAGGTTGGGCGCGGTGGAGTTGCTCGCGGGTAGCGCCGCAGAGATCGCCGGTGTTATAATGTAGCGCCAGTTAGCCTCACGCACGTCGACCGTGCCCTGTGGCAGGTTTATGATTGTCTGGTTCTTGACCGTGCCGGACATGTAGTTCTCCAGCATCCACAGGTTAACTCCCCGGTTCGAGAGGTTCTGTAGTATGTAGAAAAGAGCTAGCTTGCCGGCGTCAATGTACTCAGGCGTTTGCTCCTCCGCGGGCTTTCCAGCCTCACGGAAGGCAAACTCAATCATCTGAGCTACGTTGACCTTGGTCTGGTTTGTGGTGCCTGAGTAGGCCATTACTTATCTCCCGCGTCCGCTTGTCCGCTTCGGTGCACTATTTTTCACTCGCTCGGGTAAATTTTTCTTTACCTTACCAGCGGCAACAAACTCCTTGCCAACTTTCTTTGGTATGCCAAGTGTGGACTTACCCTCAGCGGCGGCGTACATTGCGCCCATCTGGGCTTTTGATTTAATCGGCATATTAGTACGCCTTGCCACCAGAGCAGTAGTTACCAACTGCTTCTAGGCCCTTCATAAGGTTCTCGCGATCCAAGTCACTCATGGCCCCCATACCGGCAGCTCCTGCGTTCCCCATTGCAGCGGAGGGAGCTCTCATGGAACCAACACCAGCTGCACCAGACATACCATCAGGGCCACCCTGAAACATCTGCATGATACCCTGGCGCTCTGCGTTCGACACTGCGCCTTTACCTGGCATGGGTCGCTTCATAGGGCGGCGCTTTACTGGTGCTGTTGCGTCGTCCGGCTCCTCGTTAAAAAAGGGGCGACGTCCTCCGGACAGCATTGGCATCTCCTCTACTGACATCTCCATTGGCGCAGGGGTAATCTCCTCGACCATGGTCGTTGTCTCAACCACGGGTTTCGTCTTCTTGGTCTTGGCGATTGCCTTCTTGTCGCTCTTGTCTTTCTTCATGCCGATTGCCTTGCTATCAAAGCGCTTGACCGTGCCAGCTTCCTTTTTAGAGCGGCCTCCTTTTTTGAGCTTCAGCTCAGTCTTCGGCTCACCCTTATGCTGCGCCGACTCATGCTGCGAGATAGCTTTCTTTGCGATCTTCTTGTCTACGGCGAGGTCTTTCTTCTCCTCGGCCTTCTCCTCTTTTTTCATCGCCTTCTTGGTGACGAAGCCACCTTCCTTGAAGCAGGGCAGGTCGCACTTCATCTTTGGGTTTGCTTTGAATCCTTCCATGTTACTTCTCCTTACCTTTGTAATCCAGTTAAATAGACCGTGCGGCCGTCCTTTTTTACTGCTGTCAGTGCTTCATTCTTTAGCTTGCTCGGGTCGTACGAGACGTGAACCCAACCAGAGTCTGGCACGCCCTGCGTGTAGAACTCCAGGATAACCTGCGTAAACTTCAGGTTGTCCGCGATCCACTTCGCCAACTCATAGTTCGACACGCCGGGTATCTCAATGTCCGCCGCCTGCCCCTTGCAATGATCTGATGTGGGGCTCCCGCCAACCTTCTGGTTAACCTCGGGCGCTCGGAACCCAGAGTTGCACTTCACGCCCCTCTTAAAGTGATCCCTGACCGGCTGCAGAACGTTCTGCGCGAGCGCCATGAGAGCCTGGATCTGCTCCTCGTTCGGCGTGTTGTCGATCCCGTGACGCAGCGCCGCCTCGCTCTTTATCATCTCCGACAGCGTGAAGTTCGGGGAGAGGTTCACCTCTTAGACCAGCCCGCGGTTATTCTCGTCCCAAACAAGAACCCGAATGCTATGTTCGCGGCCTCTAGCGCTATCGTTTGCACCTTGGGGTCAAGCCCCGAGATGAAGATCGAGAGTATGCCAGCGGCGATTACGCTGAGCGCGCCAATGTACCGGCTGGACGCTCTTAGGTCCACGACCCACTGGCTCGGGTTGCCGTAGGGATTATCCAACTTGGCCAGGGCCTCAAGCTTTGAAACCTCGGCCTGGTCGAGTTGGATAATCTCCGCGACGCTCGTCGGCCTCGCACCACCAGAGAACTTTGTGACTAGCTGCTTTATCGCCTCGGCGCCTATCGGCACCAGGGCCCCGACGATGGTCTCGACGATCACTTGTCCGCCTTGTCCTCGAGCTTGTCAAATATCCGTATGAGCATGCTCTTGATCTCGTCTATGTCGCGCTTGAAGTCGTCCTTGGTGACGTAGATTAGCGGCAGCTCGGAGATGCGGTCCTCGATGCGGATGATCGACTTTGATAGGCTGTTCAAGACCCAACCGCCAAAGAAGCCGGCCAAGCCGATCGCTATGTTAATTAGATCCTGGGAGTCCATCAGATTCCTTTTGCTTCAGTTGTTGTGACAGCTCAAAGAGCGTGGTCTCTTCCTTAATCTTGGTGATCATCTGGTACACCTCGGCGTATGGCTTGCCGGACAGGTAATACAGCACCTCGTTGATCGTGTCTACGGATAGCTCGTACTTGCTGATCATGGCGCGGATGTGATCTCAAAGGTTGTGGTGTTGT